ATGGATTTAGAACAGTTAACCATCGAAGACCTTATGTCCCTCCTGAAGGCATCAGGAGCCTACCCCCGCCTCTCGGATCAAGAAATTGAATCCCTGGCGCTATCCAGAAGGCCGCTGGAGTTATTGTTGCTGGTGCAAAGCCTGGTGGCCTCAGAGATCTCGGTACCGGATGGTCAGATCAAGGCCAAACTCAAGGAACTTCGACAGCTCCGCTGCTGAGCCCGCCCTCTGAATGCGAGGGGCCATTCTCTCTAGCCCCTCCTTTTCTGCCTGGGTAGGTTTACGGCTTAAAAACTTGGCAACGGCTTTGGCTAGGTACCCTTTTACCTTTTCAAGTCGTTTATCATAATCTTTGGGTGTGTCGCTGCTACCGTATTCAGCATCCAGCAGGATCTTGAAGGTTTGGGTCTCGGCTCCGTGCTTACCTCGTTCACATTTGAAGGCCCGGCGGATGAAAAATTCGTAGTCGTTTCCTCGCTGATAGGTTTCTGTGGAATTCATACACAATTTTGAGTAAATTGATATAGACTTTTATTTTTACTGAATGCGCCGCATCCTTTTCCTTTCCGCTCTGACGCTCTTCTCGTTGCTTAGCGTCTATTTCTTGATCTGCTCTATTATCACCTTTACCAACCCCGCTATGGCTCCCAGCCCGGCTATTATCTTGGCCCAGTCAGGGATGATGTCCCACATGAATGATTTTGCCTTTGGCTTTTGCTCGGGCGTATTTCTAACCTTGTGGGTTGCCAAAGGGTCTTTCCGACGGTCAGAAGATTGATTTAGGCGGTTGATCCCGTATTATAGACATGCCGGATTACTCCCAAGCAATTGGTATATTTTTTATCAACAAATTACTCTTTGGCTGCCCGTTTGGTGTATTAGGTTTATCCGCAAAGCGATGATGGATCTGCAATGAAATACTAGTTATTAATTCTGCGGATGGAGGAAAATTACTGATATGGATTGTACTAAAAACTGGCACTTCACTTAGCAATACGGCTTGCGAATAACCATTAGGCCTAAATAGCCAAGAAGTATCTCCATACAAATCAGGTCTATAAACATTACCTTTACTGTCAGTTACAGTAAAAAGGTAAGTTTCAATTGCTTTATCTAATTCGCCAACATTAGTAAATGACATTTTAATTGTTATTGTTTTATTATCTCTTTCTCCAGTAACAGATTGTACTTCCCAAACAACATTATTAGATTTTCGTACAAATTTATTTTTGTCGCTTTGTTGGGCAAATAACTCAGCACTACTAAAGACAACAGAGGTAATTGCTATCGCTAATAAAATGATGTACTTAGTTTTCATACGCGTTCGATTAATTTAGTTTAAATTATTAACTCACAAAATATTTAATTTCCAAAGATTTTAACTCTAGATTAAGCCCCCCCTACCTCAATCCCAAAAGCTGCGCTTTACGGTACTGAAACTCAGCTTCGGTCAGTACACCCTGCATCTTCAGGTCATTGAGCTTGCGAAGTTCATCGGCTACGTCGAGGCGGGTACCTTCGGGCTGACGGCCCTGGTTATACTTTTGATTGAAGGACGCTTCGGATTGCGTCAGGAAAATGATACCATCGATCAGAGCTACGATGGCCGGGATGAAAGTCCAGCAAAATACCAGGTACAGAATCCCGAGACCTGTCTGGCCCAGGTAAAAGCGGTGAACGCCAAGGCCACCTAAGAAAAGAGCTAAAATGCCAGCAGTAGTTTTGTTCTTCATAATCAGCTAGAGGGGTTAAGTGAATGTAATCCAGCAAAGAAAAAAACTTATTATTTAGTAGTACACCCCTATTTTTAGGGGGTATATCCAATTATTTTTTTCCCTAACCTTGCGCCCCCTACGTAGATCTGAAAAGGTACCACTCAATCATTTTTGAGCTGCTCAAGCTGCTTCTGAGCCTTTTCCTTATCTTCTTTTTCACGCCTTAAGGCGATTTTCTGTAACTCCAGTAGCTCGTCCTTATCAATAAGTACCTGATTAGAATTAGGAATAACTCTCATTTCCCCCTTGGGATCTTGGCTTGCCTGAACACCTTTAAGCATTTCGCCCTGCCCAGATATTAGCCACTCTATGTTCAGCTCAGGATACTTGGAGATAATTTTATCCAGCATCTCCACGCCAATGGTCTTCTTATTTGCGATTGGCTTAAATATGGCTCCTTTCGATACTCCAATCGAAATTTCAAAGGAATTGATGGATCTTCCAGTGTAGTCAATAAACAGCTTGAGGCGCTCAGAAAACATTTTTGGATAAAATTTTCCTATTCGATATTAGGATGGAGAAAATTTTCAACATACCTTTACCAAGTAATTTCTACCAAGTAAAAATTACCAACTAAAATTTACTTGGTAAAAATACAACTATTGGCAATTAGTACAAGAGCAAAAACCATAAACGAATGGAATCGACCATCGAACGGCTCCGGAAGGAGTGTAAGCGGCTTATTGAAAAAGTAGGCGAAGAAAGGCTAATCAATAAAGTACGGGAGGCCAACGACCACTACACCACCAGCAAAGGGTACTTTGAGTACAGGAACGTACTCCGCGAAAAGGGTAGCGTCGATGCCACCCAGCGTCTCATCGATACGCTTAGGAGTATCAAGCTACCGCCCAAAAAGACCCGTGGCAAACTCCTCAAAAATCAAAAACTCGTCTCCAACCCCTAGCCCTATGATGTACTTCCTGCAAACCCACGCCACCCAGCTGGTGCTTGGCCTGTGCGCCCTGACCGTGATCGGTTGGCTTATCTACGAACTCACCATAGCCCCTGTAATCCATGACTACGAAGACCACGACCCCACCGACCGCGAAGACCTCTGAGCCCAACAAGGCCTCCAGAGCGCACACCCTCAAGGAGCGCACCACCGCCCGCCGGGCGCTCATCAAAAAAGCCCACGAAGAAGGCCGCCTGCTGACGGCCGCCGAACTGAAAAAGGCCCAACTGGCCGACCTGCAAGAACTCATCGATCTCTACCGCTAACCCACTACTACCCCCATGACGATCTACCACGTAGAAATGACCTGCTGCGGCTGGCACGAGCTGCACGGCCTTCTGAGCAGCCTCACCCACCCAGCCCCGCACCTGCTCAGCGAAGAGCAGCAGCTCCTGCTCCAGACGGCCCACCGCCGCGTCCTTTCCTTTGTCTTTGAGCGTGGCCTGTCCTGCGGGCAGCGTCGCTACGCCCTGCTAAGCGAGCCCGAAGTAAAGGCCATCAAAGCCCTCTGTACGTTGTTTGAGGATACCCTCCTGGCCTACCTGGGGACCTCCGAGCCTAGTGAGCAGATCGTCCGGAAGTACGAGCGGCTCACGATGATTGTCCGCGCCCTGGCCCAGGCCGAGCCGCTCAGCGGCTACCTGATCCGCCGCCGCTCCTGAGCCCGTTAACCACCGCCGCGCCGCCCGCGTGCCCTCAAACCAGACCGTACCCTATGCAATTCAGTTTTTTCCCCGGCCCCATTACCAACAAGCGGCCTTCCAAGACCATTACCCTGGCCGAGCTCATGGCCCTCGTCCGGTCCGACACCTACCGGGCGGCCGTGGAGAAAGTCCGCGCCCAGGCTACGCCCCAGGCCGCCAACTACCATAAAAAGCAGCTCGACTACGTCACGCCCTGCGGCGTGTTTGTGCCCACCCGCCTGGCCACCAACCTCCAGACCCACTCCGGCCTGCTGGTGGTGGACTTCGACCACCTGGCCGATGCTCCGGCCCTGCGGCTCCAGTTCCAGGCCGACCCCTACGTCATGGCCTGCTTCGTATCGCCCTCCGGCTCCGGGCTCAAGGTCATTGTGGCCGCTCCCGAAGCCACCACCCGTCACAAGGAAACCTACGCCGACCTGGCCCACTACTTCAACAACGTATATAGGCTACCGGACGCCGAGAAAGTCGATATTTCGGGCTCCGATCCCAGCCGGGCCTGCTTCCTAAGCCACGACCCCGACGCCCACTACAACCCCCAGGCCCGGCCCTATAAGCTCCGTAACCAGCCCCCGCCCAAGCCCCGCACCGAGCAGCAGCTCCGGCAAGATGCCACCGAGCTCGAGCAGCACATCGCCACCGTGGTGGAGCGCCTGGAAACCCACCAGCTCGACGTCTGCAACGACTACGGCACCGAGTGGCTGCTCATTGCCTTCAGCATGGCCACCCTGGGCGAAGCGGGCCGGGGGTACTTTCACCGCATCAGCCGCCTCAATGCCAAGTACGACGAGCACGACGCCGACGCCAAGTTCGAAAACGCCCTCAAGACCACTCGCTTCACCAGCCCGGCCAAGTTCTTCTCCATCTGCAAAGACTACGGCCTGGACGTATCCCGCCCCAAGCCCGAGAAAAAGCCCAAACCCGAGCCAAAGGCCACTGCTGAGCCCAAGGCCAAGGTACCTAAAAAGGAAAGCCGCGAAGACGACGAAGACCCCACGCCCTACCACCCCTCGGTATGGTACCGCCGCGAGGGCAGCATCTGGATCAAGATCGGCAAGTACTGGGACAACGTAGCGCCCAACTTCCAGCTTTATATCAAGTACCGCACCGAAGACGAGCGCGAGGAAGTGACCTGGGTGCTGGAGATCAAGACCACCCCCGGCCCGCCGCAGTACCTGGAGGTACCCCACGAAGACTTCTGCTCGGCCAAGAAGCTCAAAACCCTGCTGGCCACCAAGCGGCTGGGCTTCAAGATCTCCGACGGCCACCTCGACGAGCTCCGCAGCTATCTCTTTACGGAGACCGACTTCAACACCGCCTACAAGATGATCCGCTTCGGCTACCACCCCGGCAGCCGGGTGTTTTTCTTCGCCAACGTAGCCCTGCACCTGGACAGTGGCCAGCTGCTCACGCCCGACGACTTCGGCATCGTCCAGACCCGCCAGCACATCCTGTCCATGCCCATCAGCAACCGCAACAAGCAGAGCCGCTTCGAGCTCACGACCCAGCGCGTGTCCTTCCAGGACTTCTACCGCACCTACGTCACGGCCCATCTCTACGAAAACGCCTTCCTGCCCACCTGCTTCTACCTGTTCTCGCTCTACCGCGACCTGGCCCTGGGCTACAAAAACTTCAGCCCGATCCTCTTTCTCAAAGGCGGCGCGGGTACCGGCAAGAGCTCCATGATCCGGGTCTTCACGGCGGCCTTTGGGCGCAAGCAGGAGGGCGTCAACCTCAAGAACAAGAACACCGACAGCGCCCTGGTCAAGATCATGTCGCAGACCAGTAACTGCATCACCTGGTTCGACGAGTACCACAACGAGCTCAACGGCCAGGAGGGAATCTTGCAGGCCGCCTACGACAACGACGGCTACCACAAGAGCAGCGACACCGGCAGCATCCAGACCGACAACGTGGAGCTGCACAGTGCCCTGGCGCTCACCAGCAACTTCCTGCCCGAAAACCAGATCTTCTTCTCGCGCTGCGTGTTTGTGCCCATCACGGCCCAGGAAAAAACCGATCACCAGCGGCAGGCCTTCTTCCAGCTCGAAGACTGGCAGGAGGGCGGCCTGGGCTGCCTCTCGGTGGAGCTGCTACCCTACCGCGAGCTGCTCGAAAAGGGCGGCAACTACCAGCTGGGCTACAACCGCCTGTACCACGCCCTCAAGGAGCGCTTTCGGGGCCAGAGCGTGCCGGAGCGCCTCTTTGCCAACATGGCCCAGCTCATGGCCGCGCCGTATATTCTGAATATTTTTGGGAAGATCAACCTGGTGCTGGAGCTGGCCCAGCCCACCGAGGCCGAGATCCTGGAAGAGTACGTGCGCATAGGCGAGGTGTACATCATGCGGCAGTGGCGCATCATCAACGAGTCGAAGGCCGTGGCCGAGTTCTTCGAGATCATCCAGATGCTCCACGACCAGCGCCAGATCCAGGAGGATATCCACTTCTCGTTCAAAGGCCCGCTGATCCGGCTCAACTTCTCCAAATTGTACAATCATTTTGCGCTGAAGTATCGGCTCACGTTTCACAAATCTCCGCCCGACCGCGATACCATCCAGACCGAGCTGGCCGCCCTGGCGGGCTACCCCGACTGGAACAGCCTCAAAAAACCCATCCGATTCATGCCCGAAGGCGATAGCAATTCGCAGGCGTCATCGATGGCTATCTCGGGCTGTTGTGAGCTGGAATACAAGCTCATAACCGATCAGTTCGGCATCGACCTGGAGTCCAAAGCGCCCCGGTTTTACTGAGTTTTTCGCTTTTTTTTCAGAAATGAAAATGAGCAAACGAGCTACTACATTACTACAAAACAATATAAGTACTTGATAATCAATAGTAGTAGTTGTAGTAAATGTGTAGTAAACCCGTAGTAAATGTGTAGTAATGTAGTATTTGTAGTAGGTGTAGCTACAGCTTTACTACAAAAAAATTGACTTAACTACTTGTTTATCAATTAATTACAGAAATGTAGTAGTGTAGTAAAAAAACAAGCCCCTTTTTTTCCTAAAAAAAATATGGAAGTCCAAACGCAAAACCCCCAAAGTACAATTTCGGCCCCGTCCGTTCCCGCCCTCCAACTCCACCGCTGGAGCCGCTGGCAAGATACCTCCGGGCGGCTGGTGCTCATCACCGGCTTCACCTACGCCCCCAACGAGGACCGGCACCGGCGCTCCCCCTGGCAGATCGACCAGGTAGAGCTGCTCGACGTCCACGCCGAAGCCACCTACCGGCTCGACCACGCCCGCTTCCTGCGCCACGTCATCAGCGGCAAGCTCATGCCCTGGCGCGCTAACGTAGCAATCCCATCTACCAACCAATAACCCCCATCCATCCCTATGAAGCAGATCCAGATCATCGGACACCTGGGCCGAGACGCCCGCAAGCACAACACCAACGGCCGCGAGTTTCTGGCCTTCACCGTGGCCGTGACCGAAAAGTGGAAAGACGCCGCCGGGCAAAAGCAGGAACGCACCGACTGGTTTAGCGTCATTTCGCAGCAGCTCACCCTGGCCCCCTACCTGGCCAAAGGTACCCAGGTCTACGTGCAAGGCCCCTTGCAGGCCAAGCCCTACCGCAACGAGACCTCCGGGCAGTGGGGTGTAGACCTAAGCATCAGCGCCGACAAAATCCAGCTCCTGAGCAGCAACAAGGATGCTCAGAGCCGCCCGGCCGCCCCGGCTGCTGGTACCTCTGAGCCCCTACCCTGGGAGCCAGCTCCGGTAGGTACCCAGCCCGGCGAGGATGGCGTGCCCTTCTAAAACAAAAAAGCTTCGGGGCCAAGTACCCCGAAGCTTTCCCAAACCAGAAAACAAAATGCACTCCTAAAGATATGAAAAAACTCCATACCCTATACGTAATCCAGAAAGGAGAGCGCCATGCGTGAAAAATGCGTCTACTGCGGCCAGCCCGCCCTGCGCGGTGAGTGGTGGTGGTTTGTGCGGCCCGTGCGCTGCGCCTCCTGCCAACAGATCTTCGAAGAAGACCTCAAGAACAACTTTAACCCCAACCGCCTCAAACTCCTCACCGACGATCCCCACAGCTACATCAATCGCGTGAATGTAGCCCCCGAGTGACAAAATAAGGGTTTAGTGATAGTACCTAAATGCCTGAGCCACTTGGCCCAGGCATTTTTCTGTACCCCTATTTTTAGGGGATTGTTTTTGTGGGGGATTTTGGGGATGTTTGAGGGGAAGAATCAATTTACAAAGACAAAAATGAAAAAATCCTCCAATGTTGAACAATGGGATGTTTGTTTTATGGCTATCTGGCCATGCTTAGCTGAAATTGATGAAATTCATTATTCCCTAGAGGTTAAAAAAGAAACCTGGCCAACTAACATAACTTTTTTCTCAAAAGAGAATTTTGCTTTCCCTTATAACAACGCCCCAATTAACTTTCAAAATTCAGCCTTCATTACAATAGAATCAAAGATATATTTCGACGGAGATTACAATTCACTTTTTAACCATTATGCAATAAATATTAAAAACTCTCAAAAGTTAATTGACAAATACATGAGAGTAATTAATGACTTTATCATTCGCTTAAAATACTCATATAGTACTGATGAAAATTTCATGTTTCGCTTACGAAATATTGGAATTATCGACCTTACTATTCACAATTTATTTATCAACAACCATCCAATTTATTTACGCTCATCTCCCGCTTTCCCAAAGCATTATCCGATATTTCAAAATCAAAAAGATGGTATTGAGCTTAAAAATAATATAAATAGTGAATGGATCTTACTCACACGTGCTGCTGACTTAATCAATATTGGTTATTATGGCGAAGGTCTTATTGTAAGTTTTGCGCTATTTGATTCTAAAGTTCAGGATTTTATAAAAAAAGGATTTAAGGGTCTAACAAACGATGAAATTGATTCAATTGTGAGAGGTATAGAAAAGAAAAGATTAAGCATTTATCTTGGACCTTTACTAAAATTACTTTACAACAAAAGTTTAATGGATAACAACGAACTAAAAAAAGATTTAGTCTGGATCAATAAAAAAAGAAATGAAATAATGCACAATGGGGATTCTTGTACATATGAAGAAGCTGTTAAAGCTTTGGACATTGTAAATAACTTTTTAAAAGAATTAAATATACTGGGGAACAATTTAGATATTCCAAAACCTAGATTAATTTACTAAAGTCATACAATAATTAATCCAAAACATGGAATCAAACCAACTTGTACATTATTTAACGACCAACGTTGAAAACCTAGATAACCTTGAAATATACTCAATCATTAACTGTCTAAACGAAACGGAAATAGAACATTTATATTTCAATTATAATTTAGAGTATATTATTGTTAATTATATCACAAAATACAACAAAAATCATTTAAGAGATTACAATAATATAATTTTAGATTTACTACAAGGATTTGATAGATTATCTATTCAAGAAAGAAAAGAACTAAGAGAAAGTTTATTTACTATTGCCTTTAGCGCCACCCTTTTGACACAAATAAAAATATTTGAAAAATTATTAAACTCAGATGACGCTATTGAGAACAGACGTGCAGCACAGCTAAGTAAATTAATCTGGAATGAGGATATCCAAGAAAAGGTCATCAATTTATATTTAAAAAAATACGATAAATTCATTGCCATAGAACTAATAAATAATTTAAGTAAAGATATTCTTCTAAATTATTTTTTAATATTATGGAATGAATCATTCAGAGACAAAGAAAAAGAGTACATGATAGAAAAAACCCTTCCTTTAAATGATACCATTTTAGATTTCTTAGAACAGAATAATATAAAATTTTATTTACTCTCCATACTTAAACTAAATATAAGACTTGACGAAGTTGCTAAACTTTACCCTTCAATTGAATATTATGAAAGGACTTATATTAAATGGATTACAGGCAAACTACAATACAAAACACTATTACTTAAATTAATTGAGCTTGATAAAGATTCGAAAACTGAATCCTTCATTTTTTAATAGTCAAGTATTTTGCTTATTGATAAGTGAACAGTTTTGTAAATTACCCGACTGGATTTTCGTTACCAGAGACCGGGGATCCTAGCGAACGCTCTAAAAGAGTTTACGAACTAACTCACGGATCAATAGCAGAGAATCCCCGAAGGCGTTACCTCCGGTAATTTTTTATCATTTCTTGGCCAAACTAAAATGTCTCATTACCAGTAAAATAACTGTAAAATTGTTGGCGGACGACTTGCACGTCGAGCACACAAGTGCGTACTTAGACTCATCAAAATAACCACCTAAAGCACTGGTAAACAGATGAAAACGCGCAACGAGCACTACAGAGGTCAAGTAATTAGCTACCAACGGGAAATCATGTTCAAGGGTACCGAAACGGTAACGGCCAAAATTGTGGCCATCTACGGCCGCACCCTGCTGCTCGACAACGGAGACGAGATTATTACCTACTAAAAACGAGCCGACATGAGCAACGCCTACCAACCTTCCACCGAAGCCGACGACCTGAACCCCAACCTTCTATTTTCTACAACCTGGACCGAACTGCTGGTGGCCATCGCCAACGGCCAGGTAGACGCCCAGGAGCTCGCACGCCAGCAGCTGGCCGGCCGCGGCCTGGACCTGCTAGGAAAGTGGGTAGGTTACAAGAAAAAATAATCAAAAAGCCCCCGCAGCTGTAAGCCACTGCGGGGGCTTTTTCTCGCCTTCTTCCCGCATTTCCCGTCCTTTTTCTTCCCCCCTGCACCTGGCACCTTCGTAGCTCTAATCAGCTAGCGAAGCGATGTCCACACTCATTAAGCGCAAGGTTGCCATGGCTGCGCTCCGGGCCGACGACGCCCAGGGCCAGCCCAGCATCCACAGCATCCGGTACCGCAAGAAAGACGGCACCCTGGGCTACAAGGCCCACGTCTCCAAGAGCTTCCGGCACCTGCCCGGGGCCAGCAAGTACCGCGGCCAGGTGAGCCTGAACCACGAGTTCCTCTTTCGCAACCACGACGAGTCCGACCCCGCCCAGCAACATTTCCGGATCCTGATCGACCTCCTGGTGGAAGTCGACGGCCACATCATTGACCACACCAACGGAGAGTACCGCTCATGATCACACCCATTGACCAGAATTTCTTCGTCATCGAGGGGAAGAACCAGAGTGTAGGCGTACAGCTCTACACCCGCGACGTCAGCTTCGGCAGCTCACAAGGTTATTATGTCGACGGCATCCACGACCATGTACGCTGGGGCGTCGGCGACAACCAGCCCAACGTGATCCGCCGCCTGGTGGAGAAGAACACCATCGTGCGCTCGTTGCTCGAGTCGCTCCGAGACATGATCTACGGCTCGGGCGTGGGCTTCTTCCAGAAAACCATCGTCGACGGCAAGATCCAGCTCACGCCCTACCTCGATACCAAGCTTGAGGACTGGAGCGAGGCCACTGAGCTCACCGACTACGTCATCAGCGCCATCAATCAGCGCGTGGACAACGCCAACATCTTTACGCGCTGGCAGTACGATCCGATCGACGACTGGTTCCTGCTCAGCGTGTCGGACAGCTTCAAGACCCGCATCGGCCATCCCGAGAAGAAACCGGCCTACCACGTGAACCCCTACTTCGGGCAAATCGGCCAGTTTCACCTGGCCGACACGGAGCAGATCCCCGTCTTCGACCCCCGCAACCGGGAGCACAACCTGAAGCACACGGTCACGATGTCGCACGGCAAGGAGCAGCTGGGCGGCCAGCCGCACTACGCTTTCCCCAGCTGGTGGTGCTCGCAGGAAGCCATCGAGCTGGCCAACCTGATCACCGCCTTCCACAAAAACGGGATCCTGAACGGCTACAACATCAAGTACCTGATCAAAATGCCCCAGGACTACTTCGATAAGGACGGTAACCGCAACCTGGACTCCAAGGACGTAAAGCAGCGCTGGAGCAAGTGGGGCGACAACCTCTCGAGCTGGCTATCGGGTACGGAGAACGTCAACAAGTCGATGCTGATCAAGTACATGCGGGGAAGCGACGGCAAGATGATGGACAGTATCGATGTAGTGCCGCTGAAGAACCTCATGTCCGACGACGCCTACGACAAGGTCTGGAACAACTCCAACCAGGCCATTACCAACTCGGTGGGTATCCTGCCCACCCTGGCCGGGGTGAAGGCCGGATCCGGGAACGACTCCGGTAGCCAGATCCGGGTCATGGCCGACTACCAGCAGCACTTCCGGACGCCCATCCCGCGCCACATCGTGCTCAAGCCCGTGAACCAGGCCCTGCGCCTGATGGGCTATCGGGACGTCATCGCGGCCTTCAAGGAAGTACGCATCACCACCCTCGATGCCAACCCGACGGGCTCCGAGGCCGTCGTCAACCAAGGATCTTAACGACCACACCAACCATGCTTTTAGATTCCAACCAACTCAAAGCCCAGCTGGGCGGCGTGCAGGGCAAACTCAACTTCGAGACCGTGGCCCCCTTCGTAAAATCTGCAGCCTGGGATTTTCGCCGGGCCGTGGGCCGGGAGCTCTACGCGTTCCTGGAGACCTACGATGGCGAAGATCCCCAGCTGACCGAGCTCCAGGAGGCGGCGCAGGGCTGCGTCGCCTGGGCGGCCTTCGACCGCGCCGCGCCCCATCTCAAGCTCCGGATTGGGGACCTGGGCATCATGAAGAACTCCCCCTCCAACACGGTGGCCATCACCAAGTGGGAGTACGTAGACCTGCGCGAGTCCAACATGGTGATGGTGGACCTGTACTGGGAGTTTTTCTGGGAGCGGCTCGACGAAGCCCGCCCCGAGGCCTGGACCACCTCCGAGGCCTACCAGCGCCACCACAGCTACTTCATCCGCTCGGCCGCGGAGCTTACCAAGTACCTGCCCCTAGCGGGCCGCAACCGGCGCTTTTTCGACGCCATTACGGAATACATCCGGCGCGCCGAGCAGCTCTACATCGAGGACGTGCTCACCGAGGGCGTCTTCGAGGAGCTGAAGGGCAAGTGGCAGAGCGCCCAGGCCAGCCTGACGCCCCTGGAGACCAAGCTCGTGGAGCGGATCCGGGAGGCGTTGGCTCACCTGGCCATCTACGAGGCCTACCCCTACTTGCCCATCAAGGTGGACCAGCAGGGCTTCCGGCAGGTCAGGATGCAGGACGGCCTCCAAGAGGAAGATCCCGCCGAACGGCCCAACCGCCAGGCGCAGCGCCGCCAGCTCTGGCAAGACGGCCAGCTCTACCTGGGCCGCCTGCGCAGTTTCCTAAACCGCCACGCCACCGAAAGTACCTTCCCCAGCTACTACGAGCAAAACCTGGCTCCGCAGCCCGACGACGAAGACTTCGACGATTTCACCCATAAACCACACGTAATCCTATGAGAAAATTGCTTTTGTTGGGGCTGCTTACGGCAAGTAGCCTGGCCTTCGGCCAAAGTACCCTCCATCACGGCCCCGACACCGTGGCCACCCAGCGCTGGGTACGTGAGTATCTGAAGGGCCTGGTGGTAGAGCCGCCGGTGGTGGTAGATCCACCTTCTGGGCTCGATCCCTGCGAGGCTGGCCCCGAGATCCGGAGCATCAGCTCTGTGACCACCACCAGCCTGGTAGTGCTCTTCCATGGCAAGAATGTGTTCGGCCTGGACTTCCAGATCCTGTCGGGCGGTACCGTGGTACGATCTGGCCAGCTGGAGCCGAAATCCAACCTGCTCACCATCTCCTACGCCCGGCTGGAGCCAGGTACCTACACCCTGCGCCTGGTGGGGAATACCTGTGCCGGAGCCGACAGCAAAACGTTTCCGATTCCCCAGGAAACTGGATACGAGCCTGGCCCGCCGCCCGTCGTACTGGATCCGGTTGGCGACCGTACCCTGGCAAGCTGGCGCTACATCGGCCGCACGGATACCACCTACCTGGACATCGAGCTGCGCCGCGACGGCAACCGGTACCTGATTACCGACCGCGCCGCCTTCCCGCTGCGCGCGGGCTACGAGTACTGGTACACGATCAACGGTACAATCGTGAAGTCGGGCGTGCCGCTGAAGGACTACCCATATCTTTCCATTTCGGGGGTATTGGATGTAAAAAAACACCACTTCGTGCGGGGCCTGGATACCCCGGCCCGCTGGTCGAGCAGCAGCCCGGGCAACGCCTGGTACAAGCCCGACGCCTCCTACACCTGGGGGCCGGGGAGCGACGTCGGCGGCCAGTCGATCATCCTGCTCGAAGGCGGCGACGAGCAGACCGGCATCCCCTGGCTAAGCCTGGTGCCTACCTGGTACCAGGGCGACCACACGATGTCCTGGCCGTACCGCGCGCCGGAAGGGAAAGTACCTTCTGGAAAATTACTCGGCTTTAACGCCCGGGTAGTAGGGATATCCAACGCCCTCCGGAGGAGCCGGGGCGAAACCCACACCACCGACGACCCTACGGTACCCGAGCACCAGCGCCTGGGGCGCGTCATCGGCTGCGTGGCGCTGGGCATCACGACCGACGCCGGTACCCGCGACTACTACCGCTCGATGGCCGACCGCTTCCCGCTCAGCGGAGCGGCAGCCTACGAAATGAACGAGGGGGCCGTCTGGCTCCCGCACGGCAGCTGGCAGGTACGTACCATGATGGAGCGGCTCACGGAAAGGTACCTGTCCAAGGGCCACGACTACTTCCTGAATGCGGACTACGGCGGCTACAACTATTTGACGCCCCCGATCTGGAACCGAGACTTCGAGGGAGATCCGGTCTGGCGGTACCGCGTGTCGGCCGACGAGCTCCGGTCTCGGGATAAGTACTTCCGGGCGTTCGGCGGCTCCATCAACTCCATCACCGTGAAGCACTACGGTACGGATCCGGACTTTCAAGGACCTGGCATCTGTAACCAGATTTTTCTCTTCGAGCAGATCAAAAAGGCAGGGTATAAGGCGATTCTCTTTGGCTGGAATTTCATGGAAATTTTCCAGCACGGGTATGCGCCCGGATTTGCCTGGCAGAATGAGATAGGGAATGGGACAGCGCTCTCGTCCAGCCTGGCGGTGCAGCCCTACGAGGAAGCGGTGACGATGGGTTTTTTGGCTAATTGGTACGGCGACGGCCTCTGGATCTGGGATGGCCAGGCTCCGCGAAATCGGGACGCCAGTACCCTGGGCATGACCTACGAGCCTAAGAAGACCACCTTGTGGAATGGGGCCACGATCCGGACGGATCGGGACAGCTTCGAAGGTACCTTCCAGCCCGAACCCGACGCCGCCCTGGACGGCTACTACGCCGGAGCCGTGACGCTCACCAACCAGGTAGCCGGTACCGAAGGCGGCGAGCGAAGGTACCTTCCTTTTTCCGTCGACGGGAAAAGTTACGGCACGGAGCCCGACGGCTCCGACGTGCTTACGGCCCTTGATCAGAAGCGGGGCCTGTGCCAGATCCGGACGCAGGGCAACCAAGCGACGCTCCTTTTCCTGGATCCGTTCGCCTCACTCACCTGGCGGGATTTCTCCGTAACGATATCCGGAAAAACGTTCACCGGCCGGGTATTCGGCAATAGGATCCACGTCGCAAATCTGAACTTATGAAACGTCTCTTTTTTTTCCTGATCCTGCTGGGCTTGACCGACTGCCGCACCATGCAGCAGCTGCACCACCAGGTGGATAGCTCCGCCGTCCGCTCCGAGCAGAGCGCCCAGAAGTGGAGCCGCGAGGTCATCACCGAGTACGCCCTGGACACGCTCTGGCGCACCAGGTACGACACCATCTATAAGTATAGGTACCTGGACCGGCCGGTGCCCTACGAGGTACCCGTCTACCGCACCATCACCCGCGAGAGTGGGGAAGCTTCTGCCTCCCGCCAGGAAGAAAAGCAAGTTAGCGTCGATACCAAAGAAAAGGAGGCGCACCTGCCCCTCATTACTCAACTCTCCTTCCTGCTTTGTGCCATATCCGTTCTGGGAGCCATTGGTCTGGGAATGCTAACCTTACTGCGTCGATGAACCTACTACTCGCTCAGATCGAGCAAACCGCCGTGGCCGAAGGCTTCAGCCTGGCCAAGGACGTCACGCCCGCTACCATGGCTGGGTACGCCTTTGCCGTAGTCGTGCTGGCCGTGGGACTGTACGTATTCTACAAGCTCTACACCAAGGAAAAGGACTATAACAAGGACGTCACCAAGGCCATGGGTGACTTCAACCAGAAGTCCATCGAGGTCATGATTGCCGTGAAAGGCCGCCTAGACGACCAGCAGCGCATGGGCGACAACATCACCGAGATCCGCCACCAGGTCGACTCGCTGGGCTCGAAGTTCGACGAGCTCAACCGCAAGCTCGACCGCGGCCAAACCGTGCGCGTCAGCTGATGGCCTGGCTACCCATTACCCTGCTGGCCCTGCACGGCACCTTGGCCTTTTTCCTCTATCAAGCCTTGAAAGAAAAACAATGGAAATCCTAGTAAAACGCGTGGCTCAGGGACCGAACACCACCCTGGGCCACTTGTATATCGATGGGGTGTTTGAGTGTTACACGCTGGAGGATACCGACCGCGGTCTGCACTCGAAGATGACCCTGGCCGAGCTGCTCCGGATAAAGCTCCACAGCTGGACCTGTATCCCCACCGGCCGCTACAAGCTGGGCAAGCGGTACTCGCCTGCCTTCAAAAGGATACTCCCCTGGCTACTCTCGGTGCTGGGGTTCGAGTACATCTATTTTCACAGCGGCAACAAGCACGAAGAAACCAAGGGCTGCTTGCTAACCGGGACAGATTTCAAGAAACTCAAGAACGGAGATTTCTACGCAACAGACTCCCGCCCGGCCTTCAACTCACTCTGGGAGAAAATGGAAGCCGCCTGGGCAAGAAATGAGGAAGTGTGGTGTGCCGTGGAGCGGGAGTATATTCCATCCGCTTAAATTAGGGAGACTCTTTACCTTGTATAAGTACCTTTGAATTTGGACCCGTAAAATTAATTGCTCCTCCTTTATAGATAATTTCCCTTGCTTCCGCATTTTGGGAAGCAAGGGAAACAGTGTGTCCAGAATGAATAATGACGATATCACTACTTAGGGGAACGCGACCGCAGGTCCAGGTGGTCGTATTTTCCCAAGCCCCGGTCTGTTTACTTTGACATAGGTTCGTTGCCACATAAAAGAAAGAGGTATCGGAAACCACCTCGCCTGAAGGTGTCTCACCCAGTACCATCACTTCGCGTTTGCCGACATATGCTCCTGCCGATGCCACATATTGCGCGGTGGATCCCGCTTTCATGGCTACGTACACCGAGTCGTAACTGTAACGTACAATCGTCCTGATGTTGGATAGCCCCGAACCGCTCGCTGCGATCGGAACCTGATTGCCCGGTTCCCAATAGCTTCCTTTTTCTGGTGAAGTTATGCTTATGGAGGCTGTACTCGATGTGCTAGCCCCCTTTCCTTGCGTAGGGAAGGTGGGAGATTGCGGATTATAATCAAGTGCCACTGGGTCAAACCCCATACAAAAACTACCGCCTTGTGGATCTGAACGGAGTAATCTTTTCACAGCCAAAATAACCTGCTGGTTGCCTGGTGCACCCATGTGGATTTGGTTGGGTATAGAGGTAGTACATGCACCCGTCAATCCCCCTTTTTGACTGGAAGCCGATACAATTAAATCATTCTCTATATCCGGAAAAAAGATGAGTCCCGTGCGGTAAGAGCCAAAAGCGTCCAGGATCCAACCCAGGCTAAATGTTTTGTCTTTCAGCATCAAAAAATCATTAACTTCTTCCGGGGTAGCGTATTCAGCCGTGACTATAGTATGTGATGGTACCATATTATCATTAAGCCTGCTACCGTTCAGATCCTGGTCTATGGCGGTGCTATTGACCCTGAGATCGTCGACCGCCCCTTCATCGCATAAAGAGTTATTGGATGTAAAAAACTGCTTTATGACATTTGCGCAAGCAATCTCATTGGCTCGTTGGTTGCTGATATCCAATAAAAAGTTGGCCATCTGAGAGCCCGAGTGCGGCGTATTGATGGTGACCAACTTATGGATATCAGACCGGTAGTTATCACTCTGCAAATAGAGTCGGGATAGAATCCCTCCCATGCTGTGCCCCACGATATCTACACTACCCGCCGAAATGTTTTTTCCACGTAGTCCACTGAGGAGATCCGTAATGTTGCGGGGAATCACGTTACTATTTTCGGCAAAATGCTTGTTGTTTGTCGCCGAATAGTCTACCCGGCGGACCAAATCAAACGTATAGAGCTCATCCTTTAACAACTCTTGCTCCATCATGGCAAAAGATGTTCGATCTGACCACAGCCCATGGACCATTAAGACGGGAGCACGGTTAACCTCAATAAAAAATTGCATCCCCGATGTCCCCGGGATACTTACATTGGCCGTAAAAGCGAAGTAGGGTGCTTCGGAATTCACAAACTCTGGGTGCTTATAGCGCATTACCAGGCTATCGGCTGTCCGCGATAAAACGGTAAGGCTCCCGTAAATAGATGCCGGACTAGGCAAAGTGATGTTGGCCTGGCTGTAATTCCGATTTCCACCCGACAGTTTGAAAATGGAAGCCTCACTGCCATCGGCGCACACCTTAAAGGTACCTGCGCCCGAGGTTGAAGCCAGCAGCTGCCTTTGGTTCAAGGGGGGATGGTTGGATACTTGGTGGTAGTGCTGTACGGCAGAATTCATTCGTACCTCATATTCCATTTTTACCACACAATTACCGGAAGCCGATGAAGCAGGACACGAAAGCGTGTACGTTGTTGGGGATGTGGGAGCAACAATAAGGCTATTGCCAGTATCTCCGGTTGACCATACCGGATTGGTCGGGCAATTGGCCGTGAGTGTAACCGGCTCTCCGGGATTGATAGTTCGTGTAGGTCCACCCATCCCGTAATCATAATGGGTGTATCCTTTAACCGTGGAGACATTCACTCTTTCACTCATATTATTAAGCCCGTAGGGAGGCACACTACAATAGAATTGGTGTGTGTATAAACCAGGACCTACAACAAAATACGCAGAACCCTCCGGCAAGGTCGTATAAGGGGGATATGGCAACACGGAGTACATACTAAATCCCGCATAATTTATGAATGGGATAGAGCCAGGGGTAGGACATGTAACAATAAATACTAAGGTATCAGGGTGGCATCCTGTTCGTGCGTCTCCCACGATAACCGGGGGAGCGATCTGCCCAAACCCAATGTGGCTTTGGCAAACAAGTAGAAAAAAACCTAAAAGTACCGATAAAGTAGGGCGTATAATTCTATTCATAAGGCATCAAATGGTCACTTAACATTAGCCAGCAAAGAAAATAGATTTACTCACATTAGTTTGTAAAAGTTGCTAAAATTCATCTATCCTGTCCTTTCCCTTCAACATACATGGGCGCAACTTGCCCTCATGAAAGTCATCTCCATCAACGGCCGGGCCTTCCAGCTGCCCGAAAGCTGGACCGAAGTACCCGCCGAGCGGCTCCCCGAGCTGCTCCGGCTGCTCTTCGTGCTGCCCGAAAGCGGCTCGACCTACCACGAGCTGCTGCGCGTGCTGCTGGGCTACAGCCCCAAGGCCTGGCGTAAGCTCATGCAGCGCTTCTTTTCGCCGGAGCGCTCCGAAGCCCAGCGCCAGGCCAGCGCCCAGGCCCTGGCCGAGCTGCTGCGCCTGGTGGGCTGGATGCGCTCCGACGACCTCACGGCCGCGCCCTTTCCCCACCTGGTGGTGGACGGCACGCCCTGGCTGCTCTTCGAGGAAGGCTTCGCCACGATGACCTACGGCGAGCTGGCCGACGCCTACATCCACGCCCAGGCCTTCGTGAAGCAGCTGGTGGAAGGCGAAGAGCGGCTCGACCGCCTGGTGGCCACGCTGTGCCGCCCCGAGCGGGCCGGGGCCTACCAGCAGGACCCCGCCTGGAACGGCGACCGCCGCCAGGACTACAACGAGCACCAGGCGCGCCACCGGGCGGCTCAGCTCCGCGGCCGCTACGTGCCGGAGAAGATTCTGGTGCTGGTGTACTTCATGGGCAGCCTGAAGGATTTCTACGCCCACTTCGACCTCTGGGACGACGACGAGTCCGCCCCGCCCCGGCCCGAAGACTACCCCGGCCAGAACCTGCTAAAAAACCAGCATTTGCTGGCCGAAAAGCAGATCTTCGGCAGCATGCCCGCTACGCGCCAGGCCAACGTGCACGAGGTGTTCCAGTTTCTGGAAGAGCACCGCAAGGACGTGAAGGAAGAAAATCAACGCCGCCAGGCCCAAGCTCAAGACTGACCATGACCCCCACCGACTCCCTTTTCTGGCCCTACCTGCGGCCCATCCTGGAAGCCCAGCCGGGCGTGACCTACGTGCAGCTCTCGGATGCCAACGGCATGGACCGGCTCCTGGAAGACAGCCGCTCGGAAGATGTCTACCCCGGCATCTTCGTAATGAGGCCCAAGTGGAACGGCCGCACCGTCGACAACGCCCTGCTGCTGACGGATTTTCAGGTAATCGCCTACTTTTTTTGCCCGGCCAAGCCCGACGACCGCGCCAGCCAGGATGCCGCCTACCAGCAGGCCGAAGCCCTGGCTAGTGGGGTGATCCAACAGCTCCAGGAGCACCGCTACACCTACCAGAACTACCTGGACTTCGACTCCATCCGGATGGAGCCGGTGCTCTACCACACCGGCGTCGATGCGGCGTACGGCTACGAATTGAAATTCAAACTCGGCCTGGAGGCCAATATGATCTATGCGTAAGACCTTCCTTTTTCTGAAAGCGCTCGGGCGGCTCATCGTGGTGGCGCTGCACCTGGTGGTGCTCGGGGCGTGGCTCTGGCTGTATGACCGCCGCAAGAAAATCGGGTTCTGGCTGGTGTGGATCCTGCTAGTACCGCTGGTGTTTGGCCGGTACCTCTGGAGCGATCTGCGCCACGGGCGCTTCCGGCACGCCACGGCCTGGGTGAAGACCGGGCTGGTACGGCAGACTGTGTGGCATAGGCTAGTCTTGGGCCGCTAGGCTCCATTTCGTCCTTTCTGCCTATTTCAGCGCCCGCGATCTTCGTTCGAAACTTAGAAGACTATGATCGACGACCTGGCGCTCAACCTCGCATACCTGCCGCTGCAACTCAGCCGCAATAAACTCACCCACACCATCGAGGCCGCCGACCCGGCGCTGACCAGTCGGGCGGGGCTAAAGTACTTCCTGACCCTGCTGGTACCGGACTTTCCCTTCTCGTCCACGTTCGAGGAGTTGCACACCTCGGAGGGCCGCGAGACGCCCGTCGACGTGCAGGGCGGGCTCCAGCGCTTTGCCGGGGCGGTGTTTCGCTACAACCGCGGCCGGGGCGGCAAGCTCGACGGCCTGTTGACCTACGCCAAGCCCCGCCGCCAACAAAACGTGCTGAGCCTGTCGCTCAGCCAAACGATGGCCTTCTGCCTCCGGGAGGGCATCCAGGGCGGGGAGCCCGCCGTGGACGTAGAGAATACCCTGCCCAAGCGGTACGTGATCAAGGCAGGCCTGGCCAACGAAGACTTCGTGGCCTACGGCGACACCTTTTTCACCAGCTGGCAGAGCGGAGCCCGGCAGTTCCTGACCTGGCAGCCCAACTACAAGCGCGTAGCCTACGCCCAGGAAGAGTACCTGTACTTCCTGCTCAATTTCAGCCCCGCGCCCCAGCAGCTGCGCCTGCGGGTGCAGTGGTACCAGGCCGACGGCACGGCCTCCGGAGCGAGCACCGTGCTTACCCTGGACAACCCCCTGCTGATGTCGGTGGTGGCCTGCCCGGTGGGGGCCTCGGTACTGGCCCTGCCCACCGAGGCCGCGCGCTACGACGTGTGGCTTTCCAACGAAGCCAACAAGCGCCTGAGCGAGGTACGCTCCTACTGGCTCGACGACACCCACACCCCCTACGACCGCAGCATCCTGTTCGTGAACTCCCTGGGCGGCTGGGATACCCTGCGGCTCACCGGCCAGGGCCAGCGCACGCTCACCGTGGCCCAGCAGGTGGCCGACGTGGAGCGGCCGGCGGGCGCGGGCGTGGACTTCTCGGAGCTGCTCGTGGTCCAGACCGAGGGTGAGTACACCCTCCAGGTGAGCACGGGGTACTTTCGCTCCGACGCGGCCGCCTACCTGCGGTACCTGGACGAGCTGCTGCTTTCCGAGGAGATGTACCTCATTACCGACAAGGGCCACCGGCCGCTCCAGCTGCTCACCAACAGCGTGGTAGATGCCATCGACGACGCCGACCTGGTGGCGCGCACCTTCAGCTTTCGGATCCTGGACACGGTGGAGAACTACTCCGACCTACCCCCTACCGAGCCTGCACCGCTGCGGCCCATGGCCTGGCGGGGCGTGAACCTGGGCCACGTACTGGACGCCTTCGGCAAGCGCACCGGCAAGCTGGTATTTCAGCGGCTGGAGCGGATCTACGCCGACGACAACAGCCTGGTGAAGCCCTACACCGTGAAGCCCAACGTGCAGGGCGACCCTGACTACGTGCCGCCCATTACCGACAGCAGCATCGAGCCGGGCTCGACGCCCTACCCCAGCGCGGCGATCAGCCGGGCCGGTACCTTCCTGCGCGCTACCTGCGCCAGCGGCTACCTGGGCGGCCCGGCCACGATCGTGATTGCGGCCGGGCGCTACGGAGCCGAAACCGAAGGCACGGCCGACGAGCGGGCCGAAGCCGAGTACGCCAGCCGAAACACCCAGGCCACGGCCGACGCCAGCGGCAGCTGCACGCTCAACAACACGCCGGTGCACCTGGCCATCCACCACCAGATCCCCATGAACGTCCACGTGGTGATCGCCAACGGCCTGTACGGCCCGGTGGTTTCGCTGCGCGTGAACGACACTGAGCTGGTGGGTAACAGTACTGGGCAATCGCCGCCGATCGTGAACCGGTCGGTGGCCACGCTCATGCCGGGCACCTACAACATCCTGGCCCGGGTGCAGTACAACAACACGCCCCGCCACCCCTGCCGCCTGCGCCTGGTGGGCAAGAACCGCGAAATAACCGTCACGACCGACGGTTTCTACCTGTTCGAGAACGTGGTGGTGAACAGCGCCGATAGTCCTCTCACCGTAGAAGTACTCAACCTATGATCCGGATCAACGGCTACGAAGTACTCACCCTGCCGGGCCAACGGGTGGAGTACACCCTTACCAACCCCTACCTGGTGTACAGCCAGATCCTGGGCAGCCAGGCCCAACTGCCCGACCTGCCCGCTGTGCGGCAAAACCGGGCCATTTTTCAGTACTACGAGGAGCCCCAGGCGGGCGGCTACCTGCCCGAGCTGCTCTTCCAGCACTTCTACGGCGGGGAGCTCATCCGGGAGGGCTTCTACGTGCTCACGGAGGCCAGCGAAGCGGGCTACAAGGGCACCTACACCGACAAGCTCGGGCTGTTTTTCGGCGATTACCAGCAGAGCCTGCTGAGCGAGATCCCCCTGGGGGTACTGGATCCGGAGCTGCCCTTACCAGCGGACGGGCTTTTGATGGTAGACGGCCAGGCCGCGGCCTGCTTGCCTACCCTTGTGAACGACACGTTTTACGGGGCCAACGGCGCGGCGCTAGGCTACTCGGGCCGGATCAATGACTACCAGGAGGGTGCTTATGAAGACGGGCCAAAGGTACCTTGTGTATTCGTGACCTGGCTGCTGAAGCGGATCGCGGCCGTGACGGGTACCACCGTGGGCGGGAGCTTCTTTTCGCACCCACAATGGAGCCAGCTGGTGCTGGTGAATATGCGCGAGTGGGAAAGCGGGCCGATTGACGTGCGCAACCACCTGCCCGCCTGGACGATCCCGCAGCTGCTGCTGGAGCTACGGAAGGTACCCAACTTGGCGCTCACCTTCAACGCCGTGACGCGCCACCTGGACGTGGATTTTTGGGAAGATAGCCTCCGGCAGCCCACGCGCCGGGACTGGTCGGCCAAGGCCGTGCGGGGCGAAGTGAAGACCCCCGAGCCGAACACCCGGGTGCAGTTGAGCCAGGTGGTGGATTCGGGCGACGCCCTGGCCAAGGACAAGCCGCCCGTGCTGTCCGATTACCTTTCCGAAGAAACGGAAGGTACCAGGAACGGTATTGCCCAGCTACCTATGCAGCTGTCGACGATGGTGGTGGACGAAGCCACCGGCCTGGCGGCCTGCCGCCAGGAGGGCCAGAGTAGCCAGCTGGCGCAGCAGGCCAAGGCCTGGGCGCCGCGGCTGCTGTTCTGGCAGGGCGTGGTGGCGGGCTACCCCCGGGCGCTGCCCACCCTGGGCGGCCTGAGCCTGTACCCGCAGGACCTGGCCACCACCAGCTGGCGCGAGACGATCGCGCTCCGCAAGCGGATGTTCTACCTTCAGAAGGATTTCGTGCTCACGGAAACGGACCTGGCCCGGCTGGATTTCCGGGAAAAAATCCACGTGGATGGGGTAGACTACCTGATAGCGCAGCTGAATGTGGCGGTGCCGATCGAGGGCGTGGCAACGGCGCTATTGATCGGGGGCGTGTGAGTCGGGATTCCGGATAATGGTGTAGAAGTACCAACTGGCCATGTTTTTCAGGTTGATTTGTATCAAGGCTTCGTCGGTTGAGTCGACTTCTATGACCTCTAACAGGATCGGCAGGTGCCGCCTTACCTGGATCGTGGGCCGGGTAGGTTGGTAGGCATCCATCTCCTGATGGGTACGAAATGACTTTATGGCCACTTTCATGACTGGGTTGTACTGGCAAAAAAGAAAGGCCGCTCCGGATTCCGAAGCGGCCTCAAACCGAAATTTTTTTATATGCACGTGACTTCTAAGAAGTGTACCCGTGGATCGCGCCGGTCGGGTGGGTGAATGACATAGAGTTTTCGTTCACCATTTTCTTCCGTGATGTAATAGGGCACCCAAAGGCGCTCCCGGATGAAAATGGGGACGTTGCGGCGTTTCCACCGCTCACCCCGCGCATCGAGTCGGCTAAAGACTTCCCGCGCGGAGACAATGTTGTCTTCGAGGCTTGCTTCCATGATTTACTTACCTGTTGTTGACCCGGTGGCGCATCCGGGAGAATGTGTACTGTCCGAAATGTACGGATTATTGTCCTTTGGCGGGCTGGAAATGCGTCAAATTTTTGCCGCCTCATTCATTTACTAGCCATGAAAACGAAACCAGTCAAGCGCGAAATGCGCACGCCCATCAGCTACTACGGGGGTAAGCAGCGCATGGTACCCGCCATCCTGCCCAAGATCCCCAAGCACCACACCTACGTCGAGCCCTTCTTTGGGGGCGGAGCCGTATTCTGGGCCAAGCCACCTTCCCAGGCCGAAGTGGTCAACGACATCAACCACCGGCTCGTCACCTTCTACAAGGTACTTAAGTACGATTTCGAGGATCTGGCCAGCCGGGTCGACGAGACGTTTCACAGCCGGGCCCAGCACCGGGAATCCGACGAGCTGTACCTCTCGCAGCAGGAGGAAATCACCCAGCCGGTGGCCTGTGCCTGGAGCGTGTGGGTGCAGACCAACATGAGCTTCGGGACGATGATCGGCGGGGGCTTCGGATACGACCGGGGCGGGAAGTGCGCCCTGAAGATCGCCAACAAAAAGGCCGCGCTGACGTCGGCCTTCCAGGACCGGCTCCGGCGCGTGACCATCGAGTGCTATGACGTGCTGAAGGTAATCCGGGCCTACGACGCGCCGGATGCTTTTTTCTACCTGGATCCACCCTACGTCACCTCCAACCAGGGCCATTACGGCGGCTACACGATGGACGACTTCCGGGCGCTGCTGGATGCCTGCGCGACCATGCAGGGGACTTCCCTGCTGAGCAGCTACCCGGAAGAGATCCTGATGGAGTACCGCGACCGGTACGGCTGGAAGAGCGAAGACCACGTGAAGGCGCTCTGCGTGGATGGCCGCCGGAAGGAGGCCAAAACGAAAACCGAGTGCCTGACCTGGAACTACTAGCCCCACCCTTTAACCCCGCCCTGAGCGGGGCTTTTTGTGTCCTTTCCTGCCGCCTGGAAGCCTGCCAACTTCGCTAGTGAACCACATCATTAGCTACGATTATGGCCGATTTCGAGGATAGCCCCATCCTACACAAACTTCTGCAAGATTTCACCAAGCGCGTCGAGCGCGGCCTGCAAGACGCCGTGCGGCGCGAGGGCGTGGTGCTTACCGGCGAGCTGCTGCACTCCATCCGGGCGGGCAGCGTAACCCAGGGCAAGGGCTGGATCAGCGCCCATATCTACTACTCGGATCTGCTCCGGATCAAGGATATGAAGGTACTTAACTACAGTACCATCCCGCCCCTTGGTCCGCTGGCGCGCTGGGTGGAGCAGGTCGGTACCGGGCGCTTTGCCTACGTGCCGGGCTACCCCGCGGGCGTGCGGCCCGCTACCGAGATCGAGACGATCTACCGCATTGCGGCCGGGATCCAGCACCACCTGCGGGCCACCCCCAACGTGCAGCGCGGCTACCGGGGTATCTACAACGAAACGCTCAAGTACAATCTGATCCCGCAGTTTTACGAGGACATGCGCGCGGCCGCCAACGTGTGGGCCGCCCAGCAGTTTCGGGACGCCTTCGGCTTCGAGACGACCATTAACCTGCCGACCGAAAACGTGAACGCCAGCCGGATCCAGGCGGCCTGGAATGCCCGTACCACCAAAGTAGCCCGCCAGTACGCCTCATGATCGGAGACGTGCTCACCCTGGAGATGCGTGGCGAGGCCGTGCAGCTCCAGAAGACCCTCGATGGCCTGAACAAGGAAGCGAAGGATCTGCGGAAGACGATCGCCGAGATCGAAAAAAACGGCGGGAAGGGCTCGGAGGAGTGGCAGAAGTACAAGAACCAGCTGAAAGAAACCCAGCAGGAAGCCCAGAAGCTGGCCAAGGAGCTCAAGACCATGGATGTGTCGAAGATGACCATGCGTCAGCTGGAGCAGCACGCCAAGGACCTGGCCAAGGAGCTGAAAAATGCCGACCGCAGCTCGCAGGATTTTGCCAAAAATGCCAAGCGCCTGGGCGAAGTAGAGAAGGAGCTGGGCAAGGCCAAAAAGCAGGCGGCCGACCTGAAAAACGAGGGCGAGGGCCTGGGTAAGCCGGGCTTGTGGAGCAAGATCAGTACGGGTGCCAAGAGCGTGGGTACGGCCTTCCAGGGCTTCCTGGCTCTACAAGTTGTACAGTGGCTCTTCAACGTGGGAAAAGCGGTGTTTGACACCACGGCCAAGTTTGAGGGCTACGAAAAATCACTGGCGGCCACCTACCAGGCCACCATGAAAAAAGAGGAAGCCGAAAAGGCGGCGGCGGCCAGCATGAAAGCACTGGCCCAAATAGCCAAAGATACCCCGCTGACCCTGGACGAAGTGACCAAGGGGTATGTGTCCCTGGCTACCCGGGGTTTAAGACCGGGCGAAGAGCAAATGAAGCGCCTGATCGATGTATCGACCAAATCGCGACTTCCCTTAGATCAATTGGGCGAGGCCATCAAGGACATCAATAACAATGAACGCTGGTCAGAATTTGGGATCAAGGTCAAGACCTCCGGGGATAAAATTAGCACGACGGTTAATGGGGTAACCCAATCCTTTGAGCGGTCTGAGCAGGGGGCAATGGATATGGTCGTGGCGCTGGGTAGCGTACCGGGGACCTTCCAGTTTGCGGGCCAGGCGATGGATTCCCTGGGGGGGAAATCCTCCAACGTAGAAGATGCCATGGGCGCTTTGATGCGGACCATCGGTACGCGCCTGGCCCCCATTTTCATGGCTTTACTAAGCGCTATTGAAACGGGCATAAACTGGCTGGGCGAGCTAATCGATGCCAGCGATCCGGTAACGAAAGTATTTGAGGATATCTATGAGGCGGTAGGGGATGTGGTCTCGTCCTTCATGCACTTCATTTCCTCCATCATCCCTGACTTCATCAAGGGCGGGGTGTCCCTGGACAGCGTCATGAAGTACGTGGCCATCGCTTTTAGAGCAGTCCTGACCCCTACGCATGTGGCCATAGGAGCACTGCGGCTTTTGTACGATGCTATGGCCGGAGTCGTCGAAGGAGCGAAGGGATTGTATAAGGCTTTTACCGGCGATCTGGCCGGGGCTGCGGAGTCTTTCGCCAAATCCAAATCCAATTTTGCGAGTATCGGTACCCACGCGACGGATACTTTTGAGAAGATAAAAAAAGGATGGACCGAAGCGTTTGTCGACCAGCCTCAGAAAGATAGTACCAAGGCTGCTTTGGCCGCAGAAACCGCCGAAGAGAAGCGGCAACGGCTTATTCTGGACGCCCAGCGAAAGGCCCAGGATGCCCGTGAAGAAGCCGAAAAAAAGGCGGCTGGTAAGCGGGAAAAATCCCAGCAGAAGACCCTGGAGCTCATTGCTCAGCTGGAAGGGGAGCACGACCAGCAGGTAGCCAAAAACAGCCTGGAAACCGAGGAAGCGAAGATCCAGGAGAAAAAGCGCAAGCGCCTGAAGGAGGTGGACGACTCCCTGGCCGACGAAAAAACGAAGGAGAAAGCCCGGGCGCTCATCATCCGGAACGCCGACGCGGAGCTGCACCAGGTGCGCGAAAAAGACAACAAGAAGGCCCTGGAGCTCATGGCCCAGCTGGAGGCGGAGCACGACCAGAAGGTGGCCGACAACAGCCTGGAGATCGAAGAGAGCAAGATCCGGGAAAAACAGCGTAAGCGTACGAAGGAAATCCAAGACTCGCGCGCCGACGAAGCCGTGAAGGCGCAGGCCATCGAGGCCATCAACCGCACGGCCGAAGCGGACCTGGAGAAGGTGCGGCTGGAGTTCCGGCAGAAGCGGCAGAAAGCCGACGACGAAGCGGCGCAGAAGCGGCTCGAAGCCGAAAACGTGATCCGGGAGCAGGAGCGCCGGGCCGAAGCGGCGGTGTACGATTTCCGGGAAATGCAGGCCCGGGGCAACGCCACCAAGCTGGCCGCGATCCGGAAGGAGCGGCTGGATACGGAGTTGCGGCTTACCCAGGAGAAGCTCGCCGCCGAAATGCTGGCCGAGCAGGCCAAGGCTACCCGGGACATCGCCGACGCCGAGCTGCTGGCGCGCACGCTGAACGCCATCGACGACCGCTACCAGCAGGAATCCTTGCTGGCCACGGCGCAGGCGGCGGAGAAAAAGAAGGCCATCGATAAGGACCTGCACGAGCAGAAGCAGGCCAACCGGCAGGCCTACTCCAACATGTTCTCGGCGCTGCTACGCGGTGACGTCGACGGCTTCGTGTCGGCCGCCCAGAGCAAGGTGCAGCACCACAAGGCGGCCTGGCAGGAGAAGCTCAGCGCCGACATGGGCAGCTACCAGATGGGGGCCGACATGGCTCAGCAGGCCGTGAACTTCCTGAACGACCTGGCCCAGCGCCGGGCCGAGCGGGCCATTGCCCTGGCCAACCAGGAGCGGGACGAGAAGGTGGTCATCCTTCAGAACGAGCTCTCGGTCACCGAATCGCTGATCAGCAGCCACTCGCAGTACGTGACCGACCTGAAAACCGCCGAGAAGGATCGCCTGGCTGAGCTCCAGCGCGTGCTGACCAGCGAAACCGCCAGCGAGGAAGAGAAGCGCGACGCCATGAAGCGCTACTACTCCGAGCAGCTCCAGCAGATGAAGGAGGCCGAAGAGCAGAAGATCGCCGACCTGCAACGGATGGCCAACCTGGCTAAGACTGAAGACGAGAAGGCGGCCATCGAGGCCAAGATCGCGATGGCCAAGGAGGAGAGCGCGGAGAAGATCCGGCTGGCCGAAGAAGAGCTGGAGGCTAAGAAGGCCACCATCGATGAGCTGAGCGAGTTCACCACCGAGACCACCGAAGCGGCGCTGACCGAAGCCAAAACCGCCAGCGAGAAGCAGGTGACCATGGCCGAAGACGAAGCGGTGAAAAAGGCCTCGATGAAGGAAGAGTTGGAAGAGCTCATCGCGGCCGAGAACCGGAAAGCCCGGGCTACGGAAGCGGCTGAGAAGAAAAAAGCCTGGGAGGCCCAAAAGAAGGCGGATATCGCCACGGCGCTCATCACCGGCGCGCTGGCGATCCTGAAGGCACTGGCGAATTTTTTCCCACTCAACATCGTTCTGGCGGCGGTGGCGGGGGTAACCACGGCCATCCAGATTAACAAGATCAAGAACCAACCTATGCCGTCATTCGACCACGGTGGATTCGTGGCGCAGGGGGGCAAGCACGGTAGCCAGTACGGTGACGGGGGGATTGCGCTTATAGACCGGGCCAGCGGCCGGGAGGTGGGCGAGATGGAGGGTGACGAAGCGATTATAAGTGCCAAGCAGACGGCCGCGAACTGGCCGCTGATCCAGCGGATGTTTCAGAATGCCCGCACACCGGGCAAAGCGGCCGCGCCGGTGGCCGACCTAGCGGGAGCGCCCCCTATGGCCTTCCGGGACGGTGGGCGCTTCGAGAGCCCGTACTTCGAGCGGGGTATGTACCTCTTTGGCGGGAAAAAGAAAAAGGCGGAAGCGGCCGCCCGCGAGGCCGAGCAGGAGGCCGCCAAGGCCCAGGCCGACGCCGACGCGGCCATGGGGGATCTGGACTTCGACGGCAGCGCCTACGGGGGCGTGGATGGCGGCGGGGCCGGGATCACCGGCGACACCGGGGCCGCCCAGGCTGCCCACGAAGCCGCCCAGCGGCAGGGTGAAAAGCAGCTGGAGCTGCTGCAAGGAATCCTGGAAGAAACCGAGGCCAACGGAAGTACCCTCACGGAGCTGGTGCAGGCCGTGAAGGCCGTGAAAGGAGCGGTAGACAGCGTGCAGAGCGCCGTGCAGGAGAACGTCAGCGCCACCCGGGGCGTGGAAGGAGCCGTGAACGCGGCCAACACCCACGGGCGCTTCTCGGAGCTTATCGGGGCCATCAGCAGCCTGGGTGGCTAGCGAGTGGTTGTAAGAAATTCAGGATTTTTTCGTATACTTAGACGCTTTTTCACTCAACTATCCAATGACCAAAAAAATCGCAATTGCCCTACCACTCTATCTGAAGAAGTTTTTTCTGTACGAGTACCAAGGCTACCAGGTGGAGCGCCCTAATGGCTCCCTGGATGAGATCCACGTGGACAAGACCAGCGAGCTGGGCAAGCTGATCCACCTGGTGAGCCGCCCGATCCCCTTCACCCAGGCGGCCCATAAGCCGACCGGCGCGGGGGTACTGTCGATCCGCTACTACGTGCGGGAGAAGATCTACGAAGTGCCGGTGGAGAAGCTACCCCTGCTGGCGTACCAGATGGAGGAGATCTTCCGGCGCACGCTCATCTGTGAGGTGCGGGGGGTACACGACGTGGTGGGTGGCGACTACGGCCCCTACGTGGCCCGGGTACTGGAGCGCCGGGGCATTGTGCGCGACGTGGACCTGGACTACCAGACGGCCCGCAAGATTTACCGCGACCACCTGGAAAAAAATAAAAAAAAACAGGCAAAAATATTTGCCTAAAAAGTAACGGATTTGCGCAGTTTGTAACGGATTTGCGCAGTTTGTAACGGATTTGCGTAGTTGGTATTTTGACGAAAACGGCCCCGGCGTATAACCGTGGCCGTTTTCGCTTTTTTTTGGGGCGGGAAATACCCCATTTCCCGTCCTTTCAAATGGGCCTCTGGCCCCCTACATTCGGGCCATGTTAGGCCAACTCCACACCCTTGCTCCTACCTCCCGGCCCAACCCCGGTTTTCTGACCCACGTGTACCTGATCCCCGCGGATGGCGTAGCCTACGTGCTACCGCCTACCGCGGGGCTGGTGCTGCCGGAGCGGGGCGTGGGGATCGTACCGGGCGCGCTAATCACGCAGCTGAAGCCCCGGGCGCTGACGGCCACGCTCACCGAGGGACAACAGCAGGGAGCCGATGGCCCCTCCTACCTGGTGGAGATCACGGTACCCTTTGCCAGCGACTACCTGCCCCTGGCGGCCTGGGTGCAGCAGCACGCCCGGCGGCGCTTCGTGGTGGTGCTGCGCGACACGCTGGGCAACGCCTACCTGGTAGGTACCCGCGAGAACGGCGCGCGCCTGGCCTGGGGCCGCCAGATCCAGAGCCGCCACGCCCAGAGCCTGGTACTGCGGGCGGTAAGCCTGCACCCGATGGCCACGCTGGCCAGCGTGGATCCGGAGGTACTCTTTCCGAACCGGGACTGGGACTACAGTTTTGACTTATCTTTCTAATATATCCACACCATGCCTTGGAATCCGAATACCACATTGATCAACGGCCTAGTTGATTCGAACATTAGGAGCTCACCGCCGGAAGCCCCCATGGTGAACACGGCGGAAACGGTTCGTGAGTTTCTGAAGCTGTACTGGAACACCATCAGCACCCAGGTGGGTGCTGCGATCAACTTCGTGGACCTGACGGACTCGCAGCTGCGGGCCTTGTTCACGCAGGCCATCAACGCCGCCAGCCAGGCTCAGCTCTCAGCCCTGGCCGCGGCGGCTATCGCCCTGGGCCAAAGTACCGGCCGCCCTGCCGTGCGCCCCACCCTGCTGCTGGATTTCGTGAACAGCCGGGCCGTGGACCCCAGGCTGGTATGTACCCGCAGCAGCATCGCTACCTACTACGATGCCAAGGGGGTACTACGCACGGCCGTGGCCAATCAGCCGCGTTTAGACCACGACCCGGTGACGGGAAAGTGCCTGGGCCTACTGGCAGAAGAAAGCCGCACGAACCTGTTTTCGTACAGCAATACCTACACGGACGCCAGCTGGACGAAATCCAACTTAGCCCTGGAAGCGGCTTCGACCCTGGGGCCCGATGGCCTCATGAGCGCCACCAAGATGACCATTACCGCGAATGGTAGCAACCCTTTCTTCAACAAGTCGGTTTCCAGCACCAGTGGTACGGCTTATACCCGCTACATCATCGCCAAGGCAGGCACCAACAATACGGTGATTTTTGAGGTCACTTCCGCTTCCTGGGGCGGGAGCAGTTTTACGACTCGGTTTAATTTGGAGACGGGCGTGATTTCGGGCACCACCGCCAATGCGTTTATGCGGCACCTAGGCAATGGCTGGTATATCTGTGGGCGGACGGACACGGCGGCTACAACCACCGTGGGGAACACGATTTATGTCGGCACGGTCTATGGTCCGGCCACGGAAGCGGGCACTTTTGTTTATGTGTGGGGGAGCCAATTCGAGGCGGGTACCTCCCGATCCTCTTTCATACCTACGATGGCCGGGGCAGTCACTCGCGCGGCTGATCAGTATAGTATCACGGGTACTGATTTCAGCAGCTGGTACAATGCCGAAGAATGGAGCATGTATTCTGAATTTAGCTACTCATCCGTACCTGTCACGGGTGGCGGACCTGTTAGCCACAGTGTGTACAGTTTTACCATTGCAGACGGTACTGCCTACATTAGCGGGGGGCGTCGTTTTTCGGGCACGATGTTGCTAGCCGGAACGGGCTATACCACCACCCAGGAAGCGGGATCCATCAATGTGATGGGCCAAATCCATAGGGCCATCCAGCACTATAAGGCGGGTAGCACAGGAGGTGGAATCAATGGAGAGGGTGTTGCCGACGCTAACAATACGGCCAACTTCACACCGAATCGGCTCTTGTTATGGCGGCACACGGGTGCCACCACTATATTAGGCTTAGGGCATATTCGTTGCCTGGCCTACTACCCCAAGCGCCTTTCCAACCCTGAAGGCCTGGCGCTCACTGCCCAGGTGAACTTGGTGGGAAAAGAGGCCGAAAAGGCCCCCACCGTGGGTGATCTGGGCTCAGCAGCCTTTGCGAGCATCGAGGGGCTGCTGATGCGGGCCAACCGCCAGGAATTTACGCCGGAAGGTACCGGGGCCAGTCGTACGGTCACCATCCGGCGGCCCTATGACTTCACCTTTGCCCTGGTAGACGCCACCGGCGCGACGGTGACGGCTCAGCCCCCGGCGAGCTGCACCAGGGATACCGACTACTCCCTGACCTTTAACGCTCCGGCGGGCCGGATTTTGACCTATTCAATCACTCCTCTATTTACGAGCTAATAATGAAAAAAGCCCAACTCAGTAACACTGATTTTTCGGTACGGATCCTGCCCACCGAAATGCGCTACAGCCCCGTTTCGGACATGTACGCGGGTACCTTCCCGGTGCCCGACGGAGCAGGTGGCACGGTGGATGTGCCCATGAACCTGATTCGCCTGCAATACATCATCTACGCCGGGAAGTACAAGAAAACGATCCTGGCTCCGGATGAGCTGGGGATAGACGTGGAAACCACGGTGTGGGAAGACTTTACGACGCCGGTGCCTTTTGACGAGGGCGTTCGGGAGATCCCCTACAAGCTGTACCTGGCCATTGAGGCCTACCGCGACGAGCCCAGCCCTGAGCTGCTGGCCCAGATCAACGCGCAGCTGACGGGCTTTCTCTTCGAGCGCAGCATGGCGGGCTTTGTGTTGCAGGTAAGCCAGATTTCCTGATGGCGACCTACGTGTTCCAGACCGTGGACATCCTGGGCGTGCGCCGGGGGGATAGCTTCGAGGCCAGCTTCGAGATTGGCGAAGAACTAGACCTGACCGGCTGCACCGCCCGGGCCCAGCTGCGTAGGTACCCCAGTGACTTCCAGAAGGCCCTGGAGCTGGACGTGGAGCTCGACGGGCAGCTGCTGCTGCTGAGTAAGGCCGCCCAGTCGATGCACCTGGCGGCGGCTACCTACCACTACGACGTGGAGATCACCGACCCGACGGGGCTGGTGATCACGCTTTTTGGGGGAAAATTCGAGATTACACACGACGTGACGCGATGAGCCTAACCAAGATACAACCGCAAACCGTGGGGCCGGTGAAAGTACCCATCCAGCGCCTGGGCCCGCGCGGAGCCAAGGGCTGGACGCCCCTGCTGCGGGCCGTAAGTGACGGCCCGCGCAAGCTCCTGGAGCTCTACGACTGGACCGGGGGCCTGGCTCCCAAGCCGCACACGGGCTACGTGGGCCCCGCGGGCCTGGTGGCCGACCTAGCCCTGGCGCTGGACTTCACCGGCCGGGGCCTGGCCAGCGTGGCCCAGGACCCAGAGGCTAACCTGGTCTTCACCTACGACGACGGGGTGACGGAGACCATCCCGGCCTACTTCGCGCCGGTGTTGGCGGCCGCCGCCCAGGTCGATGCCGACGCCCAGGCCGTGGAGCTGACGCGGGCGCTGCTGGAAGCCCTGAAGCTGTCGGTAGAAGGTACCGCCGCCACCGTGGACCTGGATGCCCAGGCGGTGGAAATGACGCGGGCGTTGTTGGAAGCCCTGAAGCTGTCGGTAGAAAGCACCGCTACTACGGTAGGTCATGATGCCCAGGCGGTAGAGCTGACGCGGGCGCTGCTGGAAGCCCTGAAGCTGTCGGTAGAAGGTACCGCCGCCACCGTGGACCTGGATGCCCAGGCGGTGGAAATGACGCGGGCGTTGTTGGAAGCCCTGAAGCTGTCGGTAGAAGGCACGGCCGCCACGGTAGATCTTGATGCCCAGGCGGTAGAGCAGACCCGGGCGCTGCTGGCAGCGCTGGCTGAGCAGGTAGGCCAGGACAAACAAGCCGTGGAAGGCATCCTGGCGGCCTTCGAGCAGCTCTACGGGCACGGCCAGGCCATTAGCCTGGCCGTGCAGCAATCCTTCCAAAATGCTGTGCAGTCGGAGCTGGCACTGAATCTAGCCTTGGTATACCGGAACGAGACGGAGCAGAAGCGGATCGAGGTCAACGCCCTGCTGACCCAGGCGGCGGAGATCGTCTTCAACGGGGCAACGGATAGGCCAACGATCCGGCCTAGTTTTCGGTGGCACCGTGACCAGGGCGTGCTGGATCCACGCATCGAGCTTTCGTATTCAGGGCTCTTAGCGGTCTTCGATCGGTTTGGGAGCCTGCGATGGGTACCGGCCAGCGCCCGAGCCTTGGATTACGACCCGGTGACGGGGGCTTGCCTGGGCTTGCCGGTTTTCCAGGGGCGCGCTAACTTGCTCTCCAGCCGAAATTTTACGACCGGTTGGGGGGCCAATGCGGGAGGCGATGTGGTGTTCCCCCTCCTAATAGAAACGGACTCACGATTTTCGGAGCGATATAAGCTCGTCCCAACCGCAAGCAATGGCTTACATCGCATTTTCCACAGTAATGTCACGTTGGTGTCCGGGCAGGCTTATGCGCTTTCTGTAGTGGCGCGGGCGGGTGAATACCGCTACCTATCTCTGCGCATGGCGGGTGCTGCTGGAGTTCCTAGTGCGACCATCGTTTTCGACCTAATTGACAAGGTGGCCACGACCGCCACGGGGCTTAGTACTGCCATTCGAGACCTGGGGGGCGGGGTGCTACAATGCGATCTCGTCGGTACAGCGGCAGCTAACGGCACCATGAATGCTTATGTCGGTGTATCGGATGTTTTCACGAGCAACTACCCGTCCTGGATTGCCGATGGCACGAGTGGTATATATGTTTACGCCGTCAACCTCCAGACAGGCGGCTCTTCTACCCCGATCATTGGGGCGGCCCGTGGAAACATTTTGGCGCAGATAAGCGGATTGGCTCTATCACAATTTTTCAACCCGAATGAGGGTACCATCGTGGTCGAGTTCATAAGCACCGCGCCTGTCGGCGATTCAACAAGGATGATTAGCTTCAACTCTGGGGGTGCTGCGAGTACAGGAGGACACATTCAGATTGCAACCAGTAGTACCGCTGGACAAGGGTCTGTAATGCAAAAACGCCCCAACGGAGGGGTGGTGCAGACTAGAAGCCTTGGTACTTATGTGCCTGGCAGTGTATATAAGGTTGCTGGGGCTTATGATCAGAATGAGATTAGGGCTAGTAGAAACGGATCCGCAGTACTAAACTCGAATGTAGCAGGTAGTATAGGTGCAATAATGCGCATGGAACTAGGGGCTCAAGCCCAGGACAATTTTCTGAATGGCTGGATCCGAAGTATTGAATTTTTCCCCAAAAAACTACCTGATTCCCAACTTGTAGCCCTATCTCGCCTATAACCATGCCGCTAATTCCCGGAAATAGCCCCCACCAGATACCAACCAACGACCAGCTTGGTGCCCAGCTAGACGCCCAGCAGCTCGTCCGCTTCCGCCTTCGCCAGGAATTTAGTCTGCGCGGTACCGGCGCAAGCGAAACCGTCACAATCAGGCGGCCATACCTCTTTGAGTTCGCCATAGTGGACTCGGTGGGTACCACGAGTCTGATGTTGCCCAATGGCAACGCGGACGGCTCTTTTAGTGCCGATACGCCCTACTTATTGACGTTCACCACACCGGTGGGCAACCTGCTCACGTACTCCATCACGCCGATTATCCAATGAGAACCTATCCCGACGTGCCGCTGGCCAAATGCACCAGCGGCAAGCCCACCTGGTGGATGGTGACCGAAGACGTGCTGTGCGAAGATGCGGACGGCAGCCGGTATATTATCCCGGCGGGCTTCGTGAGCAACTTCGCCAGTATGCCCAGCCTGCTGTACCCGCTGATCCCGCCCCATGGGCCGAGCGCGATCCCGAGCGTGAAGCACGACTACCGCTACACCCACCTGGTGGGCATGGGTGAGCTGGGCTACTGGGAAGCGAGGCTAGCCGCCGACCGGCAGTACTACCGCGACCTTAGAAAAGCGGGCGTGAAGCGAAAAATAGCCCGGGCGATGTACCGGGGTGTGCGGGCCGGTGGCTGGTGGTGGTGGAACCGCCACGCGCGCCGAAAGCTTGGTGAGCTCATGCAGATCTACGTATCTTTACATCTTTAATGGTGTGGATATATGTCGGAAAGCCCGGTCGCAGTAGCGGCTGGGCTTTTTTGTTTTTCGTCCTTTCCTGCCTACCCTTTCCCCTATTACTTCGCCACAGACTTATATCCGCACCAATTTCTACCAATGTGAACGCAGATACTTTTTCGGGCTTGTGGTACCTGGAGAAAGACTTCTCCGACCGGATGATGGACATCATGCTACCGCGCCTGGCGGCGGGCAAGGACCCTATCCCCGAGCACTTCCTTCGCGCCCAGCGGCCCCAGAGCGGGATCAAGATCTACGACGAAAACGGAGACTTCAACCTGAATGCCTACTACCTGCGCGAGTTTGTGCGGGATGGAGGTGGTGATGTGGCCGTGATCCCGATTAATGGCACCATGAGCCGCTACGGCTTTTGCGGCTTCGGTAACGAGCGCATCGCGGCCATCCTGGCCGAAGCCGAGCGCCAGCAAGACGTGAAGGGCGTGGTGCTTAAGATAGACACGCCGGGCGGTACCGTAGACTCCACCGATATGCTGGCCGACGCCGTGCGGACCTTCAGCAAGCCCATTGTGGCCTGGACCAACTACTGCGCTTCGGCGGGGTACTTCGTGGCCAGCCAGGCGGACCTGATCGTGATGGAGAACTCGATCTCCAGCTCAGTGGGCAGCATTGGGGTGCTGATGGTGTACGTGGACCGCTCCGAGGCCCTGGAAAAGGCCGGGCTGAAGGTGGAAATTTTCCGCTCGGAGGGCTCGGAAGACAAGGCCCGGATCAACGGCGTGGAGCCGCTCACGGAGGACCTGCGGGCGGAGATCCAGACGGAGCTCAACGAGGCGCGGCGGAGCTTTCACGGCTACGTGCGCCGCGGCCGGGCGGGCAAGCTCCAGAGCGACGAAGCACTCACCGGCCGCATGTACAAGAAAAAAGAGGCCCTGAAGCTGGGCCTGGTAGACCGCCTGGGCAGCCTGGGCGATGCCATCCAGCTGGCGCGCCGCGCCTAAACCAACGATTTTTCCACGCTTATCTATAGACCCAAATGAGCAAACCAACCGGACTGGCGGGCATTCTGGCCAGCCTTTTCCCCAGCAGCAACCAACCCCTGAGCGAGAAGCTCAGCACCGAAGAATTCAATGCCTTCTCGGGCGAGGTGAACGAGCTGAACCAGCGACTCGCCGCCCAGAAGGAAGGTAACGAAAAAGTTACCGCGGACCTGGCCGCCGCCCAGCAGCAGCTCACCGAAGCCACCACCAAGCTCACCGCGGCCGAGAAGCAGGCTACCGAGCTGCAAGGCCAGCTGAGCGCCGTGACGACCGAGCGCGACAAGTACAAGGCCTACTACGACAAGGCAGCTGGCGTGGGTACGCAAGAGCCCACGGCCGACGAAAACAGCCGCGGCCGCGAGCTGACCAGCTACAACCAGCACGCCCGGGAGGTGTATCACCAGGTACACGGCAAGTAGGCCTGATCGCCCTTTATTTACTTAGTATTCACCCCATTTTTTTAACCAACCATGCCAGCAGTAATCAATTTTGAAAATTTCCACGAGGACCTGATGCGGACCATCGACGGCAACGGAGCGATCCTGCAAGAGGCAGTCGTCCACGGTGCCTCCAGCCTGGGCACTGACTTTACCGTGCTCAAGACCCGCGACCGCGCCGCCCTGGTGCGGATGGATGTGAAGGACGCCTGGCGGCCCGCTGGGGACGACTTTAGTCCTAAAGAAGCGCTTGACGTAAAAACCCGCTATGCCAGCTTCAAGGAAGCCGACATCGACCTGGAGATCAAGCTCTCGGACATTAAAGAGGCCTACCAAACCTACCTGGGCTGGCTTAAAACGCCCGGTCGTACGCTCCAAGACGTCAATGCGAATCCCTTCGAGCTGTTCTTCCTGAACCACATCGTGGCGCGCCACTTTGAGTTCGTGCGCCTGAATACGGCCTGGAATGGCGTATACAACGGGGCAGGAGCGGGCTCGGGAGCCATTGCCGACGGCTTCATCGCGATGTTCACCACCGGTCGCGGGGTGGGCGGTGATATCGCTTCCTCCCACGTATTTGATGGGACAGCCCTCACCGCCAGCAACGCCTACGCGCAGTTCAATGGCGTGGCCAACCTGGTGGCCAGCCAGCGCCCCAAGATGCTCAACCAGGAGCTGAACGTGTACTGTAGCCTCTCGGCCTACGACAAGTACCGCCACAACCGCCGGACGTTGTTTGCCGAGCACGTGGGGCCCGCTGACCGTCCTGCCGTGCTGGACGACTACTCGAACATGAAGTTTGTGGTAGACCCCGGCCTGGCGGGCAAGGATACCATCGTGGTAACGCCTAAGAAAAACCTGCTTTTCGTGGCCAACGAGGACCCCAACGTGTACTCGATCAACATCGTGAAGGCCATTAAGAGCTGGCAGATCACGATCCGCACGAGCCTGGGCTTCGACTACGCTACGCCCGACTGGTTGTTCCTGAACGACGTCGTGTAGGTACTTGGGCTCCGGAACGTTTCGGAGCCCCTACCCTCCTTTATCATTTCTTTTCCACACTTTATTTTTCTGCACCTTATTTATGAAGCCTTATTTGAAATTTTTGATGGGGGCGCTGCTCCTGATCCTGGTAGCCAGCGTAACGCAGGCGACCGGCAACGTGATGACGGGCCTGGCGGCCGGAAGCGTGGCCGTGGCTGGCCTCCAGCACCTGGCGGGGGTGTCGCTGATCGAGATCCAGGGCCTGGCCACGGCCGCGCTGATCGGGATCAAACGCAAGTCTCAAAACCCGACCATGGGCGGAGCCAAGCGGCTCTACATTGTGCTCACGGAAGACCTGGAGGAAGAGTTTCTGACCTACGCGCTGGCGCTAACGACCGGGGAGTTTTCGGGGGCGATTCCGCTCCTGGATGGTAAGAAGTTCGTGGAGCTGGAAGCCTGGTACGATAGCACGAAGTTTGACACCGAAATGAAGATCGGGACGGGCTTTACGCAGAGCGTCGAATTCAAGTTCCTGGGCTACTACGCCGAAACGGTGAAGCTCTCGGCGCTGCTCTACGAAACGCCGGTAAACGTGATCGTGCAGGGTAACGACGATAAGCTGTACTACATCGGCCAGAAGTACATCCCGATGATGTTCGAAATGAAGGGCGTGATGCCCGAAAAAGGAACTTCGCGCAAGGAGACGACCTTCACGGCCAAGCAGGACGGGATGCTGGTACCGGTGATGCCGCTGGCGGCCACGGTGACCTTCGAGGTAGCGCCACTGGTGGCCTAAACCGTAGAAAATTTCGCACCGGCAGCTGGCCGGCGGCGCATTTTCAGAATAATCTACTGCCTGGGCTAACCTTTCAAGGGGTTAGCCCAGGTACTTTTCCAACTTCTTTTTTCTACCAACTATGTACAAAGTAGCCGATAACGCCGCCGGGCATGTCTTCGTGAATGGTACTACGCGCTCCCTAGAGAGTTGCACCCAGGAGGACCTGGCGGTGCTGCACCAAAATGGAGATAGCAGGGTACAACTGGTGAAGGCGGTGCTTTCCCAGGTCGAACCGACCGGGGTACCCGAGAAAAAAGGCAAGTAAGGCCTGGTTTCGAGAAAGCCCGATTTCAGAATTTTTTCCTGGACAAATCATTTTCCACCCATCACTATGGACATCAAAAAACTTAAGGCGTCGGTCCAGCTAGCGCAGATGCGCTTCAATAGCAACCCTTCAGACCAAAACAGGCAGATCCTACAGGGTGCGCTGCAAGCGCTGGAGAGCCATTTGGAATCAGTGGCCACTGAGGCAGTGAACACACTAACCGAGGATCCGGAAACCGAAGAACCAGTCACCACGGGGGCAGTCTCCACTGAGGCCGTCTCCACTTCGGCAGTAGAAACGGCTCCCGTGGAGACTGCTCCGGTAGAGACCGCTCCCGAGGCTCCGGCCCCCGTGGAAACGGCCCCAGAGGAACCCGCACAAAAAAAAACCACCGAGGAGAAGTAGCTAAGGCTTCACCCGACCCCAACGTACTAGAGCAGCTGCTGGTGCAGGCCGATGGGCTGCATCGGGCAGCTGCTCTTCTTTCTAATACCCTGCACGAGTACCGTCCGGACGACGTGGCTGGCGTGAAGCCGGTGATCGAGCAGATCCTGGCCAAGCGTGAAGAATGGAAACGGGTGATGCTCCAGGTCGAACACGTGAAGAAAACGGGCAAGCTGCCGGATCCGGTGCAGGTACCTTCTTCAGTTCCGCCAGCCAATGGCCTGGCGGAACTGAAGCTGGAGCTGGCCCGGATAAACGTCAATATTTCCAAGACCAAGAAAAAGCTGGAGCAAAATCCTGAGCATAAGAAAGCCCAGCACTGGGCGGCGGATCTGGATAAGCTCGAAGCGCTCAAGGATGATCTGAAAACCCAAATCGTAGCCCTCACCTATGCGACAACATAATAAGTACCTCGAAAAGGTATACGAGGAAATGGATATCTACCGCCAGCACCTGCTGACGGGCAAGGAGCTGACTACCCAGCAGGAAGACACCTTCGAGAAGATCGACGTACTGCGCGGCTGGCTCCGGCAGGGCTTCAGCGACGTCGACGTGATCAAGCTGGCCAAGAACGACCCACGCCTGCGGGTGCAGGACCGGCGCGCCCGGGAGCTGCTCAGCATGGCCTACGAGATTTTCGCCGAACTGCGGCAGCTCCGGAACCGGGATGGGATCAAATTCATGTACGCGGAGCTGATGCGCACAACCGCCCAGAAAATTTTCGAGGATTACGAAAAGCTGCGCGATTCGGGGGAAGATCACCGGGCAGCGGCGGCGTTACTGCGGGAGTACAAAAACCTACTGAAGGAAGCAGCCACCATCGACGGGGCCTACGATACCTCCAAGGTGAAAACCGACGAGAAGAAAAAGCCCACCAAGATCGTGATCAAGCGCAAAACGGTGGTCAAGAATGGAAAAACGGAAAGTGATCACTTAACCCAGGAAGCCGAATATGAAGTCGACGAGTGAGCTGATCCAGGAAGTAGAAGTCAATGACAAGCAGGGTGACTTCGTGGAAGCGGTGATGTACGACCTGACGGCCGAGGGTACCAAAACGGCCGCCATGATCGGCGGGATCGGTTCGGGGAAGTCGGTGGCCATGGCGCTGCTCATGCTGATCAGCAAGGAAGAACTGCCCCAGGCGAAGGGGCAGTTCGCCTGCCTTACCGTGACGCAGTTCCAGCGGGCTATTTTTCCAGGGGTGAAATCAGTTTGGCGGGAGCACTTCGACCTGCGGGAGTACGATTTCAAGAGCGGTACCGGCGACTACGTGCTCTGGCGCAAGCCTCCGGAGGATTGGGAAAGGCCCTGGCAGGAGCCCGACAACTGGGATAACTGCATCAGCTTTCCCAACGGCTGGGTGATGGAGGTATGCGGCTATAAGCTCAATCCGGATAGCCACCGCGGCCGCAACGACGATTTTGCCTTCATGGATGAAGCGCTCCTTTTTAAGCGGGAGTGGCTGAAGATCCTGGAGGGCCGGATCCGGGCCAACGTGGGCAAGTACGACTCCCCTTTTCACTGGCTGATTTCGGTATTTTCTTCCCCGCCTTACGGCAGTACCGGCGAGTGGATGTTCGACGTGGAAGAGTTTCAGAAAGAAGAGCCGGACCGGTACCTGTTTATGCAGGTGACGACTCGGGATAACGCGATTTTTTTACCTGGTAATTACATTGCCAACCTGAAAAAGAAGCTCACGAAAATTGAGTTTGACGTGGAAGTGTTGGGAAAAAGGCTCTCGAAAATACCGAAGTCTTTTTATCCTGCCCTGGATTGGGACCGCCATACCGAGATTGACGAAGAAACTTTTTATGACCCCACCAAAGATCTGGTGGCGGTCTTTGATTTTAACGCCCACTTTACTTCCTGTACGGTTTGGCAGGACTTTGGGGAGCCACAACATTGCGTGATGAACGCTTTTGTGAAGGAGCCTGATGTAGACATGACCATGGCGCAGACCCTGGCCGTGGAGCTGCTGGACCTGCTGGACCACCACCAGGAGCGCCGCATCGTAATCACCGGTGACCGGAATGGAAATAATAAATCGGCCGGTACCAAAATGAAAGAGGACGGTACCTGGGTAACTAATTTCGAGGAAGTGGTGGATGTTTTTGAGCAGGCTGGTTGGGAAGTAGTTTCGGCACCGCTTTCCTACAACCCCTTCAAGGATGAGATCCAGAAGCTGATGCATGGTATCCTGTCGGAGACCCGGGACGATGGCCTGCACATGCGCTTCCACCCAGTGCACGCGAAGAGTACTGTCGTATCGATGCAGCGCACGCCCATCACCAAGGACTACAAGAAGGACAAGAGCAGCGAGACCAAGAAGAGCGAGGACCAGGAGCGGGCCACCCACCTGTCGGACACGGTCGACTACTATGCGGTGTGGCGTTGCAACGGCGGGCATGCCTGGTCAGCGAGCGGCTTCGAAGTGGAGTTCCTCTGAGAAAAAACGTGAGGGATTTCGAGAGGGGGGGGCCTTTCAGCAATTCGTTTTTTCGAAAAATGGAAATTGCCAAAATGTCAAAGGGCGGGCCTCACTCTCGGACTTTCGGCCTCAAAAAAACTTTTTTTTCAGACAACAGACAGATCGCCAGTGGCTTGGCCGAAAAAGTGAAGCAAAAAGGGTGCAACTTTTCAATAATGGGCCTAAAAAGGTAATACTCACCCTATTTAGGCCCATTCAAAAGCCCCTTTTTGAAGTCAACCTTCCCTTAATTGGTATGGTCTGCCGATGGTTCGGGGAAGCAGTCCAGCGCATCTTCATATAGAAAGAGCCCTAATTCCCGGAGGTATTTATCAGTGGTACTAATGTCTTTATGTCGACACTGAGCCTGAATCAGCTTAATGTCCTTCGTGGCCAGGTAGAGCGCAATTACGCCCGTGTGCTTCCAACCATAGAGATCATAATCTTGATCCGTGAGGTCAGCCCTGGCCAGAACTCTCCGGTTGTGATCATACATGTATTTATCATTCAACGCTACCGGTCCCGGCTTCCCATCCTTTGAGAATACATAATAGGTAGAAGGATACTCACGGAGTTTGTATTCTTGAATCAATACCTCCAGTCCTTTGGGGATCTTGACGTGTTCGGTTAGGTTGTTTTTGGCTAATTCAGCCGGGACTACAATCGTTTTCTTTAGGATGTGCTTGATCCGGAGCTTTTGGGCTTCCTCACGAGGTCGCAAAAAACAATAGTATAGGAAATTAACAAACAGCCAAAGCTGATGATCTTCTACATCGTCTAGGCAAATCTTCTTGAACGTCCTGACCTGAGCGGGCGTGTACGGAATATGCTGAGTGCTGCGGCCTTTTCTTTTTTGGAGCTTCAGGAAGGGATTATCCTTGAGTATTTCCCGGTTAATAAGAAACGCCCACATAGTCCGGAGCGTACTGATAAAATTGCTGTAGGTCTTTTTGGCAACACCTATTTTACCTGTACGTTTGGACACCTTCGTATCCAGATGATCCGAAAAGGCAAACGCCAGCTGATTGTTAAATTGAGAAACGGGCAAATTCAGAATCCCAGCTTTCTCCGCCCAGGCTTTGAACTCCCTAATATCTTTTTTGTAGGCAATATTAGTATTTTTACCAACGGTCTTCCCTCGTTTATCCAGGAAGAAATCGCAGGCTTTTCCCAGCGGAGTGAGCGGGCTTATCTCAGGCTCTGGCACTTCAATAGGATCAACAACCGCCCCAGCTTCTAACTCTTGAGTAATGATCTCAATAATGAATTTGGCCTGCTCGTAACGCTCCTTCGCCGTGGGTTGATTGACAATCACACGCTTCCTGACCAACTGCCCCTTTTGCTCTGACCAGGCATAATAACCTACATACCATCTCTTGGAAATATCCCCATTTGAATCAAAAAGAATGGGCTCTCGGTATGGATATCTGGTAGGAATTTTACTCAT